GCGAAGAGCTTGACAGGCTTACCAGCTAGCTTCAAGCTGAGAGCGCAAGTTTCAGAGCTACCCAGCTAGCTTGTAGGTGGTCCCCCATGCTTCATCAGACACTTCCCGGCGTTGATCAGGCGGTCGACGACGCGCGGGCATGGATCCGGACGGCCCTGGGCGCCCGGCATCCGGGCGTGCCCGTCGACGTCGCCGCGGATGTCTGCGCCGAACTGGTCGCAGCTGCCGTCCGCCACACACCCGAAACCGGAGTCATCGAGGTGCGCTTGAAGGCGGCACCGACCGGCGGCGTGGTCATCGAGGTGAGAGACCCGAACGAACCACCCGACGCCCCTCACGTAGGTGGATGGGCAGACATCTCACGCATGGTGCGGGACTTCGGCACGAGCAGCACAGCCGATGGAGGTCACATCGCCTGGTGCCGACTCCCAGAAGCGTCATGATCTGGTCTCGCTTGAAGAGTATCCCTGACGTGCTTGGCCTCGCTCGCGCACGGGATCGCGCCGCTGCACCACCGCCGGTCGGATCGTCGCCGGCGCCGCCGCCGGAGTTGACCAAGCGCTACCCCCACTGGTTCGTCCTGCGCTCCCAGCTGCGCGGGTACTGGGCGTGCTCGACGGAGCAGCCCGTGCCGTCCGGCGCCACGGCGTATCTGTCCGCTGACACGCTCGACGAGCTCGTCGAGCAGCTGGACGAGCAGGAGCGGCTGCGGGGGCGGGGGCAGGCATGACGTACGACGGCATCGAGACCCCGGTCGTACACCTGACCCCGCAGGAGGAACTGCTGCAGCGGCTCAGCGGTGACTACCGGCGCTGGCAGATCCAGATCGTCGACGCGGCGGGGCTGACGTGGTGGGTCGCCACGATGCGGTGGCCTCCGTCGGCGGGCATGCGGGCGGCGGGCATCCGCCGGCAGGTGTGGCGGCAGTCACCCGACCGGCTGGCGGCCACCCTGTCCCGGTACGAGGACCTGATCCGAGACCACCTGCCCCGGCCGCCGGTGCGGATCATCTGAGCCGGCCCGGCCGGGCGCCTGCGATACGGCGCCCGGCCGGGCCCCTAGTCCTGCCCCTCGGTCGGCGGGGGGCAGGCCGGCGGCGCGGGCACACCACACCCTGCTCGTGCCCGCGCCGCCGCACACCGCCGGTACCCCCATCCACCACGCGGAGGCGCAGCATGTCCACACCCGAGATCCAGGCCGCGGGCGAGGCCGAGACCGTCCGCAAGGAGGTCAGGGCCGCGCTGGCCGAGATCGGTGCGCGGCTCATCCCGGCCGGCGACCTCGCGCCGGAGCGCCTGGCCGCCCGAATGGACGAGGCCGGATACCTCACGGCCGTCGCTGGCGCCCTCCTGGCCGACCCGCACGGCAGCACCCACGCCTGCGCCGCCTGCCAACGTAGCGACCGGCCCATGCGGCCCATCTCCATGCACGCCGACCCGCAGAAAGGGCTCCAGTGGGCATGCCGGCCATGCCTCGTGGCTCTGATGATGGCGACGTAGCAGGACCGGCTCTCGGCCGCGCCTCCCACACCAGCCCCGAGGCTCGCGGTAGCGTGCCCGATTTCACCCCGTAAATGGGACAAGGCCCCCGATTAGCGCGAGAGCCTTGTCGATCGATCCCCCTTCCCCAGGAGACCGACCATGTCAGAGCCTATGGCCGCCACCGAAGCGGCGCCACTCAGCCGCGCCCAGCGCCCCGACCGGATCGAGGTCACCGGCCTGTCCGTCGTCACCACCGCCGCGGTGGTCCTGTCCTTCAGCGCACTGACAGGGCTCGGCGCCCTCGTCGGTTTCGGCGACCTACGGCTGATCGCGTGGGACTTCCCCACCAGCCTGCTCGTCCCGCTGTGCATCGACGCCTACGGCGCCACCGCCGCCCGCATCGCGGTCAACCGCGTCTACTCGGCCGAGACCCGCCGGCACGCGATGATCCACGGCGTGATCGCGATCGGCGTCGGCATCCTCGGTAACGCCGCTTATCACTTGATCGAGGGTCACGTCCTGGACCTGGCCCAGGTACGCATCGGCCTCGTCATCGCCGTCAGCATCATCCCGCCCATCGCCCTCGGCGCCCTGGTGCACCTGATGTCGCTGTGCGCCGCCGACCGCCGCGCCGCCCAAGACACCCCGCCGTACCCCGGCCCCGAGCGATCCCCGCTCCCCGCACCCGGACAGGTGCATGTACCTGACCCCGCACCCGCCGCGCCTCCCACTCCCCGGCCGGCCGAGCTGGACCCCGCGGCGGAGGCGGCAATGCGCAAGTTGGCGACCTTCAACAGCGCGGTCAAGAGCGGCCTGTCCGCCCGCCTCCTCCAGACCACACCGCCCACGCCGACGCCAGCGGCCGCTCCCGAACCCGACCAGGTGCACCCGGCCGAGCTCGTACCCGACCAGGTGAGCGCGGCCGAGCCGCCGGAAGCGGTCACCCGTCGCCTGCTCGACCAGCTCGCGCTCCCCCTCGACGGCAGCAGCCCGTATCCGGTGCCGGGTACAGCCCAGGTCCACGTACCCGTGCCTGTGCCTCCCCCGACCGAACTGCACCTCAAGGCTGTCCAGACATTCGCCCCTGACGGCCGACTGACCAAGCTGCCGACCCTGCGCGACATCAAGCGCGAGCTCCGCGTCGGCCAGCCCAAGGCGGCCCAGGTGCAGGAGTACCTGACCCTGGTCGCGGCCAGCTGACCGCGCACCCGATGAACCCGCCGTCGCGAACCGCTCGCGGAGGCGCACCCAAGGAGGAACCTGTGGCCCTGTGTCAGATAGCGATCCTGTACCCGCAGCGCAGTCTCCGGGTGCGCGGTGCCGTCATCCGCCGCGAGGACCTCGACCCACTCCTGCACTTGGCCGACGAGCTGGCCACCCCTGACGGGCAGCGCGTGCGGATCGTCTACGGCTGCGACTGCTCCGAGCTCCTGGTGACGCTCGGCGAGACCGCCCTGCAGCAGCTGCTGGCCGAGGCCGACCGAGCGTACGACCGAGCGATGGGATCAACCGCGTGAGCGCCTGACCCCGAGCATGACGTAAGAGCCCCCGCCCGGTCGTCACCGGGCGGGGGCTCTTACTCTGCTGTCAGGTTTCGTTACAGTTCCCGCTACTTTCGCTACTACCTGTCACGCAGGCGGATGACCAAGTACGGTGGCCCTCTCCGTCCATCAACGAAAGCCGCGTTATGCCGACACTCGACTTCATGGTCCTGGCGGAATACGTCCGGATGGACGCCGGAATGATGCACATCATGGGTGCCGGCGTCGACACCATCCACGCGCTCACGGTACCGACAGGCAAGCCATTCGGGGTAGCCATCAGATTCAAGGTCGACCACGAGGACACGCCGGGCAAGCAACACCAGTTCAAGCTCATCTTCGCCGGTGACGACAAGATCCTCGCTACCGTCGGCGGGCACTTCACGATCCCGTCACGCCCGGATGACCTGCCGGTTCATTGGAAGGTAGGGCTGGCCACCTCCCTCTCGATGCTTCTGCCCTTTCCCGACTACGGTGACTATTCGCTGACGCTGACACTCGATGAGGAGGAGGTTCATACCTCCGACCTGCGCGTAGTTCCTCGGCGAGTGGATCCGGCGTCATGACGCGGCCGCGGTTAACACAGCATGTCCGGGAGCGCATGGCGACGCGGGGCATCAGCGAAGACGATCTCTGGTCGGCCCTCGACCGCCCCAACGGGCATCCGGCCGCGACTTCAACGGGGAACATTTGGGTATTCGGTTATGCGAGCGGGGGCCGCATACTGAAGGTCTTGTTGACACCTGACAAGATGACCGTTGTCACCGCCGCCTGGCCAGATGAGTAGGGAGCCCACATGAGACTCGACTACGACCTGGACGCTAACGCCCTGTACATCCACCTGACGGACGATCAAACCGCGACTGCAGTAACCAAGGAGGTCGACGAAGAGACCTTCGTCGACCTGGACGCGAACGGCGCTGTCATCGGTATCGAGGTCATCCACCCGCAGCGCAGCTGGCCGCTCCGAGAGGTGCTCTCGCGATTCCTCCTGGCGCATGACGACGAGCAGCAGCTGCTCGCCTACTTCGACAACGGGGCGCAGCAGATCCTTGCACCGACCATTTCGCTCGAAGAGTCGAGCCCACTCTGTATCGCCTAGGCGAAACCGAAAAGAGCCCCCACCGGTCCACGAGGGACCGGTGGGGGCTCTTGTATGCCCGGCCGGGACTAACCGCTCACGCGGTGGTCGGGAGCCCTGCAGGCAGCCTACCGCTGGTATCGCTGGTCCGACTGCGCGGCGTTGGGCACCACCGCGGTGATGCCGAGCGCGCCGAGCACGGCCAGGGCGACGGTCACCCACTCGCCGGGCGCGACGACGTTGTCGGCCATGGCGGTGACGAGCGTGCCGGTGCCGGCGGAGACAGCGGCCACGATGGCCTTGGCGTACGAGCCGATCTTCATGGGATCCTCCGGGTTCTTCTCCCTCATGCGAGGGCTGAAATCAGGAACCTGCGGGCTGCTGGTGCAGGTCAGATGGCGTCGCGTCAGGTAAGCGACCGCGGCCGCGGTAACCGGATCCATGCCGCTACTCCAGGGCGGCCTGCCAGCAGCCCTTGCCCCAGATGCCGTCTTCGGCCAGGCCGTGGCGGCTCTTGAAGGTGTCGATCTGCCGGCGGAGGTCGGCCAGGTCCTCGGCGTCCTTGCCGTAGACGAAGGACCACAGGTCCGCCGGCGGGTAGCCGCGGGCGTGCAGCAGTGACCGCATGGTCTTGACGTGCCGGTGCTCCTGGCCGGGGTTGAGGGTCGGCAGCGCATCCACGATGATCTCCGTCCAGTTCCGTTCCGGCTGGGGGTCGGCGTAGTCGGGCACCCAGAATCCGGCGATCACGGACGCGCTCCGGACGCGCCTCTTGCAGGCGTCACCGGTGTTGCCCTCGATGGTGACGATCCGGCCGTCCGGCAGGACCTCCTCGATCACTCCGACGTGGTCGATCGCGGCGATCTCGTCGGTGAAGCGCCAGTCGAAGTACACGATCCCGCCGGGCCGGGCGTAGCGCTTGATGTTGGCGACGGTGCCGCGGTGCCAGAGGCCTAGCTGCTCGCCGTCGCGTGCGTGGTACACGGTGTAGGCGCGGTCGCCCTTGGGCAGCACCGCCGCGGTGGTGCCGCTGGCGCGGGCCCACGCGGTGACGGCCATCTGACACCACGGCGCCGACAGGAAGCCGGCGCCGTGCCGGGCCGAGTAGGAGCGGGTGACCCGGTTGGGGCGGCCGGCCAGGCCGAGATCGCGGCGGGCGGCCGCGAGCATCGCCGCGGCGCTCACAGCTCCTCCAGGGGCACGGCGTCGGCCAGGTACGCCGATGGGTCCAGCTCGGGTAGCGCCTCGCCGGGCGTGGCGGCCAGGCCGCGGTAGATGCCGTCCCCGTCGGCCGGCCCATACAGGCTCGCCAGCACGGCCTCCTCGTCGGGCTCGGTCGCCCCCCAGCCGCGGGTGTCGACCGCGGCCGCGGTCAGCGAGGCCTCGCTCTGCTCCTCAGGTTCGGTCACTGCGGGGTTCCTCCTCCTGTGCCTCCCGCGCGCGGCGCTCGGTGCGCCAGGTGCGGATGATGATGGCCAGCCGCCAGCCGAGGACGACGGGCAGGCCCAGGAACGCGAGCGAGCGGGCGACGCGGATCGGGTCGTTGTCCGGGAACCACACCCGCAGCGCCCACAGGGTTGCGATGGCCGCCACGACGCTCTGGAAGGCGAACACGTGCCGGCCGGCGGGGGTGCGCCACCAGCGCGCCAGCAGCGCCTGCGCGGCCACGCACGCCTGCGCGAGCACCGCAGTGATGATCAGCGTTACGTTGGCGGCCCCGAACAGCTCATCGGTCATGGCCGCCTCCGAAAGCGTCGTCGAAGATGCGCGTGAAGCCGTTCTCCTCGCGCAGCTGTCTCCAGCGCAGGGCCCGCGTGCGGGTGCGGCCGGCACGCTCGCGGGCCTGCGAGAGCTCTTCCTGGGCGCGGCGCGTGGACTCTTCCGCCTCCTGGACGGCGCGCTGCATCTCTTCGTCTGGCGTCATCGCTGGGCCTCACTTTGGCGGGCCTTGATCTCCTCCAGCAGCGCCATCGCCGTTCGGCTCCCCTCCGCCGCCGCCTGCAGCTCCGCCCGCGTCTCCTCCGCATGCGCCTTGCGTGTCAGGTCGTGAGCCGACTTCTCAGATTCGTAGAGCTTGCGCCACTGGTCGATCTCCTTCTTCAGCCCGTCCACGTGCGGCTTGGGCGAGATCCAGCCCTTGAGGAACAGGACCAGGAGGCCACCGCCGAGGCCGCCCGTGCCCAGCAGCCAGTTGATGATGTCGGGCTGCACGCAACACCTCCGGTTACTCGATGAGCTCGATGTTGCGTAGCTCCGACAGCAGCTCCAGCAGGGACAGGTAGAGCGATTCGACGCCGTCGACGACGGATTGGCCCCAGCCGGAGTCGTAGTCGCCGGGGGCGCTGTCGATGGAGACGTTGGGCTCGATCACCTCGCCGCCCTGGGCGGGGATGCGGCGGATGCCGTCGGCGTCGCGGGCGAAGAACCGTCCGTCGTTGCAGCCGATCTGTACCTGGCCGGCGGCCACGGAGGGGATGGCCATCTCTGACATCAGCCAGCCTTTGCTGGCGGCGGTGATCGGCTGGCGGGCCGACAGCAGCGCCTCCAGGCTCTCGACGCGTTCGCGCAGTTCGCGGATGTCGGAGATCAGGTTGCCCGGGTAGACGTCAGGCATCGGGAGCGCCCCTTCCTGCGAGGATCAAGCGGACCGACTCTTTGCCGGTCTTCTTCGACTTCGGCGTGACGGCCATGCCGATGACGCGGCGGTGCCGCCAGATGCCGCGGTGCCAGGCCGAGTGCAGGTAGAAGCGGCCGACGTCGCCGAGGTTGTTGGGGGTGAAGGTGACGACTTTGCCGTAGGTGACGGTTGCGGTGTCGACGTGCACGGCGCCGCCGGCCTGGGCCGCCCAGTAGGCGGCGTACTGCTCCAGCGTCGGCGCGTCGGTCTGGGACGGGTAGGTGATGGTGCGGCTGGTGCGCAGCCAGCCGGCCGCCAGGTGCGCGCTCGCCTCGTGCGCGGTGGAGATGAGCGGTTCTGACCGGGTGGAGGCGTCGGCGGAGATGCTGGTGCCGCGGGCCCTGACGCGGGTGAAGCCGCGGCCGGCGTCGATCTCCTCTTCGTAGCGCAGGATGTCGCCGCTGGACTGGCCGTAGGACCAGGTGTGCAGGGGCGGGTCCTGCTGGCCGAGCGGCGCGCCCCACACCCAGCGGCGCACCAGCACGCCGTCGACGTTGACCAGCCGGATCTGCCACTCGAACCCGCCGTCGGCCTGGGACAGCTCCATGAGCCGCTGCCCGTACTTGCCGCCCTCGGAGCCGAGGTAGGTGACCTCGCGCTCCACCCCGCTGGTGCCCGCCATCAGCTCCAGGGAGATGTTGCAGCCGGTCTGCGCCATCAGGTTAGTGAGCAGACCGCGCGCGACGTCGACCTGGTCGCCGGCCAGGTTGATGTCGTCTTCGATCTCGACTCCGTTCATCCACCCGTCGAAGGTGATGCCGCGCAACGCGATCGAGTCGCCGCCGCCCGCTTCGGTGACCTTGCGGGCGCCGTTGATGAAGTACTCGATCTGCGGTTCGCCCTCGCGCAGGACCTGGCAGGAGATGACGCCGGGCCCGCGATCCAGCGGGTAGGTGTCGGGGTCGTCGACGGCCTCACGCGGGATGATCTCGGCGACGCGGGCGGCGACGCGCCTGTTGGGGATCGGGATCATGGCGCCGAACTGGCCGGGCGCCGACAGCTTGGCATCCCAGCCGACGTCGTCCAGGTCGAGGTCGCCCAGATACTGGCGGTCCAGCGCCCGGTAGAAGGAGTAGCGCCAGGTGGCGCCGCCCCGGCCGGGCGCGTACGGCTGCACGACGGGCGGCTGCGGCACCACGGGGGCGTCGCTGGCGATGAACAGGGTGGCGCAGGCCGCTGACAGCGACGGGTCGGAGGTGAGCCGCAGCTGCTCCAGCGGCGCGTTGGAGGCGACCGTCCGCGACACCAGCATGGCCGAGGTCGTTTGATCCGACTGGACCGCGGCGCGCTGGGTGTAGCCGGTGGGGGCGGGATCCCAGGTGACGGGCTCGCCGTCGGGGTCGGGCACGCCGGTGACGTAGCGCAGCAGCAGGCCGGACGCGGAGCCGGGGGTCAGGGCCGGGGTGTTGTTGCCGGAGCGGGTCTCGACCTGCACGCTGTCGCCGACGGCGCCGGCGATGGCGACGAACGTGATCACCGAGTCGGCGACCGGGCCCTGCGTCATGCCGTAGGTGGTCGGCTCGCCCTGCTCGACGGTGCGTTTGTAGATGATGAGGCCGGCCCAGGTGCCCTCGCCGCTGCCGGGCCAGATGCCGCCGGGCTGGGCGTCCATGAACAGCCAGTCGCCCTCCAGGAACATGTCGCCGAAGTTGCCGCTGTCGGCGGAGTGGAAGGCGACCAGGGTGTCGCCGGGGCGGGCCTCACCGCGGGCGGCGGTCCCTTCCGGGGTGCCGATCAGGGCAGTGGCAACGGAGCGGATCCAGGCCGTCATCTGCTCACCACCTCCTCCGGCTTACTGGTGGGCGTGCGACCACAGGAAGTCGACGCCGTTGGTGCCGTCGCCGCCGGCCGTGTAGAGGATGGTGTTGATGCCGGCGTCGAGCACGAAGTCGCCCGGAGGGACACCGCCGACCAGGGCGCCCATCGCGTTCTCGCCGGCCAGGGTGATGGTGGCGTTGTCGGTGTCGATCTCCAGCCGCTCACCGAGGGCGAGCTCCAGATTGAACGTCATCGAGCGTTGCAGGGTCTGGTTGACCAGCACGGGGTCTTGGACCGGGCCCTTGATGTAGATGAGCGGGTGCGTTTCGGAGTTGCCGTCGTTGTTCAGGTCGGTGGCCGCGTTGACCGGGACGGTGACGCCTTCCAGGCCGAGGCTGTAGCGGCGCGGGTCGGCGCACGTCCAGCGCACCTCCCACTGCACGATGCCGAGGCCGACCAGGTGGACGGGCCCTTTGCGGCCGGTGATCGCGCCGTTGGCGAGCAGCGTCTCATCGCGCAGCCGGATCACCAGCGGCAGCTCCCCGCCGTTCGCGTCGCCGCGCGGGGTGGCGTCGCGGAAAGCCTTCAGCGACGTGGCGAAGGAGTCGGTGTTGTCGTCCATCTGCACGGTCGCCAGCACGATCCGCTCCTGGGAGGACTTGCCGCCGCTGTAGGAGCCGTCGCGGGTCGGCCTCGGCACGTTGCCGGAGACGACTTCTGACAGGTCCTCCCAGCCCTGCAGGTCGGTCACCCGGTACAGGTTCTGGCCACCCCCCAGGACGAACCCGTTCCATTCGATCTCGCCGTCGTTGCCAGTCATGTTGTCGCCCGGCCGGGGCGGGATGCGCACCTGCAGCGCCGGCCACTCGGTCGGGATCTCGAACGCGCCCAGCGTCAAGTAGTGATCGCGTTCGATCGTGATGGGCGGCCATTCGGTCGGGATCTCGAACGGGCCCAGCTGGATGTCGGCGTTCGGAGTGACGATGCTGACCGGCGGCCATTCGGTCGGGATCTCGAACGCGCCCAGGGCGAAGGACGTGCGGGAATAGGTCAAGCGGCCCCGGATGGTGACCGGGATGGGACGGCTACGGCCAAGACGAGCCACTCACGACCCCCTTTACCAGTTGGCTGCGCGCGAGACGGCCTGGCTGAGCACCTTGCCCCGCCGGGCCGCGAAGGGCACGATCAGCGGCAGGACCTCGATCACCGCCCAGTTCCAGTTCCGTGAGGCTCCGGTGCCGTTGAAGTTGAGCGTCACCGAGGTTCCCGCGGCCGGGGTGGGCGCCGCCTTGTGCACGGCGATACCGCCGTAGGTCGAGTTGTTGAAGGCGTAGCCGACGTCGGCGGAGCTGGGCGCCGCGGCATTGTTCTCGTCGATCGCCCAGCCGACGCCGAACGAGTCGTCGACGGTGCTGGTGTAGCCGGCCGACAGGTTCTGCGTGGTCGATGAGCCCTTCCCGCCCGCGCCCACCGGGGCGGCAAGATCAACCCCGGTCAGCACCAGCAGCTTCAGCGCCGTCCGGGGAGATCCCGTCGTCGTCGCCGCGGTGACGGTGCGAGCCGCGGAGGTGAGGACCGGCGCTGTCTCGATGCGCGCGATGTTGGCGGCCGGGTTACTGACGCTGTTCTGCCGGCTCGTCCAGGTCAGTGCCGTCCCGCTATTGGTGAGGGTGTCGGATCCTGCGCCGAAGGTGATCGACCACAAGGCGACCAGAAGAGACCCTATCGGCGCCGTGAACGAGGCCGTCGTCGCGGAGGAGGTACCCGTCACCAGCGCCGGCGTCGAGGCGTCGACGGCGATCGACACCTACTCCTCCCACACCACGTAGCAGTAGGCGCCCACTGCCGCGGCAGCCTTGACCCGCACCCGCAGAAACTTGCTGATCGGCACGCGGAACTCCCGGCCCAGCGGCCACTGCTTGACGTACTGGGTGGTGGGGGCGATCAGCTGCGCGTCCGCGGTCCGGGTGGCGGTGGTCGTGCCCTCGACGGTGGCGGTGTAGCCGGTCGCGCTGGTGCCGAGCGTCATCAGCGACGCCGCGGCGCCTGGGTCGTCGTAGGGCTGGACGCCGGCGGCGACGTGGGCGGTGACGGTGGCGGCCACGTCGGTGACGATCAGCTCGCACCTGATCGGGGTGGCGGCCGCCGAGCCGTCGAAGCTGATGCCCCACTCCACCAGCTTGATGTCCTTGGTGCTGGGGGTGGCGATCTGCAGCAGCGTTTTGATCGACGTGCCGGTGGTGACGGGCTGCAGCTCCGCCGTGGTGGCCATCGCGCCGTTGAAGGCCGAGTACAGGGTCATCCTGACCCCTTTCATGCGAAAGCCCCGCACAGCCGGGGCGGGGCGGGACGGGACAGGGGTCAGGCGGCGTTACGCAGCATCCACCGGGCGGCGCCGTCGGCGTGCCAGCTCAGCTCGTAGTCGCCGTTCGTGCTGCTCTTGAGCGCGCCGAAGGTGCGGAACACGAACGCGCGGTTGGACAGGTCGGGCGCGTAGATGAGGACGCCGTCGGCACTGATCGTGGCCGACGTCCACAGCACCGTCGCGAACCGCCATCCGACCTTGTTCGCCGTGCCGACGAGCTCGGCGAAGGACAGGACGGTCAGGTCCTCGCCGCCGGTGTCGTATCCGGGTGAGCCGATCGGCTCGCCGGCGTCCCACGGGTCGGAGCCGTAGGCGGGGTTGGTGCCGGAGAAGTTCGGCGTGACCTCCGACCCGTCCCACAGCGCGGCTTTGAACAGGCCGGGGGTGGTGTCGCCCGGGTCGATGGTGATCGTCTGACGCATCATCTTCACGAACGAGTCGTTGAAGAACGCGTCGATGTCGGCCGCCATCAGCCGAGGTTGATCCGGACGTGGCGGCGCTCTTCGCCGTCCGCGGTGGTCTCGTCGGTCGTCTCGTGACCGAGCTCATCCTTGGTGATCTTGAAGCGGCCGCCCTGCTTCGTACGGCCCTCCGTCACCTGCTCGCGGGTGTGGTGGGTGAACCCGCCGGGCAGCGTCTGGACGTTCTTGTCGCGCAGCTGCTCGGCGTACGAGACGCCCTCCTCGTCGTGCTCGGACATGGCCCTCCTTTCTCCAATGGGTTAGCGGCTGATCCACGACAGCTCTTGGGCGATGTCGTGCGGGCTCTGGTTCGGGGTGGCGTTGAAGGTCGCGATCGACACCATCGACCCGCTGCCGGAACCGGCCAGCGACGCCGAAGGTGAGGCCGAGCTGGCCACCGGGACGCTGCGCAGCGTGGAATCGGCCACCAGCTGCGAGGCCGAGCCCGGCCCCGTGAACCCCTGACCGCCGGACTCGTAGCTGCCGGCCACGGAGTACTCCGGCTTGAACGCGTCGGGATCGACCATCTCCCGCTTCAGCTCATAGCCGCTCTCGCCCATGGTCTTGGTCAGGGTGGCCGACACACCGCCGCCGCCCTTGGACGCGGTGGTCTTCGACAGGGTGGCCGACACGGCCGTGCCGAGGTCGACGACGGCGCGGGTCAGCTCGTGCGTGGCGGCCGACGTCGAGGACGCCATGGACGTCACCGAGCCGGACACCTCGCCGGACATGAGGCCGACCGCGTCGCCGATCTGCGTCGACCCGGTGGTCCAGCTGGTCGCCATCTCAGTGCCTGCCGTGCCGACCCCGTCCAGGGCGGAGGTGAGCGTGCCGGCCTGGCCGAAGGTGCCCACGAGGGTGTCGTCGGTGGTGCCGATGGCGACGCCCAGATCGGCGGCCGCGTCGCTGACGGTCGTGGCCACCTCCCGCACCTGCTGGTCGGCTTCTCGCCCGTACAGGTTGAAGCCGAAGCTCTGGGCGACCTGGCTGAGCAGATCGATCGCTTCGGGCCGGTACTCATCCAGCGGGATGAACGCCTCACGGGCGCCGCGCCCGGTGGATCCCTCGCCGTAGACGATGGCGGTGGGCTTGTTGACGATGTGCGGTTGCATGCCGCCGGCCGCGTACGCGGTGATGCCGCCCGCCGCGGCGTACTGGATGAGGGCGCCCTTGGCGGCCTTGAGGTTGTCCTGCTTCCTGACCGCCTGCTCGCGCGTGATGACGTCGACGTAGACGGTCCGGTTCTTCAGCTCGTTCAGGCCGTCCCGGGTCTTGAGGATCGCCGCCAGCGCCTTGGCCGTGTCCGCGTCGACCTTGACGGTCTTGCCGGACGGCAGGGTGACGACGGCTTTGCCGAACTTGTCGACCGCAATGCTGCCGTCGTCAGCCCGCTTGATCGTGACTCCGAGGCTGTCGCCGAGGCCGACCACCGCATCGCGGGCGGCGTCGTTCTTGCCCGCCCACTCCACCAGCTTGGGCAGCTGGTCCGCGAAGGCCTTGGCGGCCTCGGTCGTCTTGCCCGTCCGCTCGTGCTCGGCCTTCGCGCCGTCGGCGATGGCGCGGGTGAGGTCCTGCACCGACCGCAGCCGCTCGATCTCCGTCAATGAGGAGTCCTTGGCCGCCTTCGCCGCGTTCTGCAGCGCCTCCTTCAGCCGGATCTCCGCATCCAGCGCCTTCTGCGCGGGGTCGAACAGCTCTTCGAGCGAGTCCTTGAAGTTGCGCACCCCGCCCGCCGCGTCGTTGCCCGCGTCACCTGCGTTGCGGATGGCGTCGATGCCCACGCCCAGCGAGTTGTGAATCTGGGAGATGTAGCCGGGGAACTCGCCGGCCTGCTCGACGAACTCGTCGTAGGAGATGCCGAAGTACTTCTCCCAGAAGTAGTTGTTGCCGGTGCTGCTGCCGGCGGGGCCGAGCGGCGCCGACAGCACCAGCTGGATCTCATCGGCCCACGACAGGACGTCGGCGCCGACCTCCAGCAGCTCACCCGCGGCGGCGACCGCGTCGGCCAGCATGGTGGGGTTCTTGTCCATGATGTCGGAGAAGGTGGTGAAGGCGCCGTTCAGGCTGTTCATGATGTCCGGCATGCGGTCGGCCAGGCCGCCGAGCAGGTTGCCGAAGGAGTCGCCGATGCGCTCCAGCCCGGGCGCGAGCCGGACGACCCCGTCGCCGACGGCGTCGATGAACCGGTCGACGTCGGGCACCAGATCGGCGAAGATCCGCGACAGGGTCGGCTTGAGCCGCTCGAACGACTCCTGAGCCACGTCGGCGGCCCGTTTGGCGCTGCCTTCCAGGGGCTGGGCCGCGTCGGCGAGATCGTCTTGGATCGCGTCGGCGGCCTGCGCCCAGGCGTGCCGGACCTCATCAGCCTGGGCCGCCTGGGTCAGGCCGACGGTGGCCAGCCCCGCGCCGAGGGCGAACACGATGCCGGCGGCGGCGAGCTCGGCCACGGCGGGCAGCGCGGCGATAGCCGAGGCGGCGATAGCGACGTTGGCGGGGCCGGCCTTGCCGAGCACCCCCATGCTGGTCTCGGCGGCCTGGCCGACCGCGCCCAGGCTCGACTCCACCTTGCTCAGCCCGTCCAGCGCCTGGCGGACGTCGGCCCGTACGACCGGGTCGATGTCGTCGTTGTCGAGCGCCTCCAGTTCGGCCCGCAGCACGGCGACCTCGGCCAGCGCCGCGGTGCTGTCGATGTCGACGCCGACGGTCTTGCCGGACAGCGACGCCAGGCCATCCCGCAGCGCGGCGATCTTGATGTCGGCTTCGGTGCTGTCGGCGCCAATCTCCACGTCGGGCAGCGCCGCCGTGGCCGCCTCCAGCTGGGCGCGGATCGCCGTGGCGGTCGCCCCGAGAGCTCGGGTGTCCGCCTCGACCTCGACCGGGACGGTCACCTCTTCGGCGCCGAGCTTGCCCAGTTCGGCATCGACCCGCTCCAGCTCGCGCAGTGCGATCGCGATGTCGGCCCGCACGATCGGGTCGGCCTCGGCCTGGGCGAGCTCCTGCAGCTCGGCCTTGATCCGGTGCATCTCCTCCAGCGCGTCGGCGCCGTTGACGTCGATGCCGATCTTCTGCCCGGCCAGGCCGTGCAGGGTCTCGCGCAGGTTGGCGAGCTTGGTGTCGGCCTCGCTGGCGTCCATGCCTACGGTGATCTTCGGCAGCGCGCGGGTGGCGGCCTCCAGCCGCCGGCGCATCGTGTTGGCGGCGGTGCCCGTCTTCTCCAGCTGCCGCTCGTACCCCTTGGCGGCGCGTTCCTGCTCGCCTAGTGCCTTGGCGCTCTTGTCGCCCGCCCGCTCCAGGTCGCGCAGCCCCGCCTGCGCTTTGGCCACCTCGATGTCGAGGGTGGCGCGCACATCCCGAACCAACTCCCCTGCCACGGCTCACACCCCCTCATTGCGTCGCAGCACCACGAACATGCCGTGACCGCGGTTGGCGGGCAGCGAGGCCTCCTTGGACTGGATCTGCTCGCAGCCCAGGCATTGCCGCTCCACCGCCTTGTAGGCGCGCCGGCTGCCGCCCTTGGACTCGTCCCACTCCTCGGGCAGGGTGCCGCACCCCCGGCACGCAGACCGCTCGCGCACGTGCTGGTGGATGGCCTTGTCCCGGTCGTCTTGCGACCAGGCAAGGAACCGGCTGTGGGGGGTGCGGTAGTGGTGGCAGACCGCCAGCTCCAGCTGCAGCTGAGGGTCGGCGTTCAGCCTTTTGGGAACGAAGGGGAGACCTTCCGCACGTTGATCGCCACCGCCAGGGCCAGCATCTCCTCACGCTCGACAGTCGAGACGTTGGAATCGAGGAAGGCGATCCACTCCGCCTCCGGCATGTCCTGCGGGCAACAGGCCAGGAACGCCGCCAGCGGGAAGGTGTCGCCGTTGTACTTCTCGTCGTCGCTGCCCTCGCGCGGCGGATGCTTGGCCACGAGCTGCTCGAAGTCCGGCTCGGCCATCGCGGTGAACTCGATCACCTCGTAGCGGGAGTCGAGCTCCTGCTGCGCCTCATCCAGCGCGGCCCGGGCGGCCGCCACGGCGTCGGCCGCGCCCGGGTCGGTGCGCAGCAGGCTGACGCGCCACGCCTGCCCGGCCAGGTCCACCTTGCGGGCGGCGGCCGCCATGCCGGGCAGCGGCAGCAGGTACGGCCACGACGGCCGCTCCCGGGCGCGCAGCCGCTCCCGCCGGCTTGCACGGCTCACGAGGGGATCACCACGTTGCGGGCCGGCTTGCGGGTGATGGAGTACTGGCACGGCAGCCGGGCCGGCGAGCCCTCGACGTCACGGGTCAGGCCCTGCGACAGCACCCGCACCGGGAAGATGTCGCACAGGTAGCCGGCGACGTCGCCGCCGTCCATCCAGACGACGTTCATGTCCTTGCCCTCCTCGTTCTGATCGCGCAGGTCCTGGCCGCTCTTGTCGGCCCAGTAGTCGATGCTCGACTGCTCGGCCGTCTTACGGCCGGGGACGCTGCCGGTGAAGTCGGAGCCCAGGTCAGGGGTCGGCGCCTCGGTGCCGGACACCAGCCAGCCCGTGCAGCCGGCGACCTGCTCGGAGACGTCCAGGCCCGCGTCGAACTCGGCCCGGGTCGGATTGGTGATGTCGGAGATGTCGTCGACGAGCAGCACGATGGTGGTTCCGGGGTTGATGTAGCGGCTCGTCGCGGCGGCCTTCGGTGCGGCCATGGCTACCGTCCTTTCGATCACGCGCCGGCGGCGCGGGCAGAGATGGAATCGAGCGGGGCGTGGCCGCTCAGCTGGCGACGCCGATCACGGCGATGGTGTAGTTGACCACGGTGCCCGCGCCGGAGTTGGCGACCTGCAGCAGGTCGCCGGTGGAGGCGGTGACGGCGTACCCGGTGGCGTCCGCGGCGCCCGCCGCCAGCAGCATGAACGCCCCCGGCCGGAGCACGAGCTTGTCGGTGGCGTCGCCGAACATCGTGGTGAAGCCGTTGGAGGCGACACCGCCGATCACCACGTTGTTGCTGTTGCCGTCGGCTGCCGCGACGTACAGCAGCTTGACGCGGGCGAAGGTGACCGTGGCGCCGAACGGGTCGGCCAGCGTGGCGGCCAGGTCCAGGCTTTCGGTGCCGGACGCGGCCAACTGCCTTTTGTCGGTCCACATCACGTTGGCCTTGCCGGCGCCGGTGCCATCGGCCAGCGTCAGCGACTTGGTGATCTTCGGCGTGAAGGTCGCAGCGCCGAGGTCCAGCGCCGCAGCCTGAACCGCCGACAGGGTCAGGTCCAGGCGCGTGTTCAGGGACATGGGTTTCCTTCCATGCGTTAGCGAAAGCCGTGCTTGCGGGCGACCTTGTCGATGGCCTCGCCGATGGCCACGTCGACCTTCTCGGCGTTGGCCTGGACGGCGGGGAAGATGAACGGCCGGGCCATCTCCGACACCCACACGTTGCGGCCGAACACCGGGTGCCGGAACGGCGCCTTGAACCCGAGGTGCTCATACACGCGCAGGTGCGGCGCCCGCGTCACCGAGCCGATCACGGTGACGCCGGCGCGGGACCCGCTGCTGAAGTTGATGCCGATCCGGATGGCGCGCGGGATCCTGGTCGACCAGGACGCGCGCTCGCGGGCGTCGGCGACGACGATGTCTCCGACCTTCTTGATCGCCGGCCGCAGCTCCTTGCGGACCTCAGGCGGGATCTTGCCGAGGTCGCGCACCAGGCGGCGGATCTCGGCGCTGGCGCTGGCCACCGATGTCCCCTGCTACGGGTGGGTGTCGAACTGCAGGCTCAGCTGCAGCGCCGCGGTGGAGGCGTCGTCGTCGACGGCGTAGCCCATCTCGCCCGCGATGACGCCGGCGTGCAGCAGGCCGGGCAGGTCGGCCAGACGCGGGTTGCGGTCCAGGAAGGCCTCGACTTCGGTGCCGAGCGCGACGACGCGCGCTTCGGCCTCCTCGACCGTGCCGCCGGGCAGGCGCACCTGCAGGTGCAGGTCGATAGTGAAGGTGCGCCGGTAGGCGATGCCGCCCATACCGCCGCTCAGCGCGTCGATGGTGCGGGTGAACCGGCCGGAGGCGCCGTAGATGAGCTCGCGTTCCGGATCGCGGGCGGGGTAGCCGTAGGCGATCTGCACGCCCTGCAGGCCGGGCTCGGCCCGCAGGTGGTCCAGCAGCACCCGCTTGAGCGTGGTCACGTCCTGGGCGGACATCAGTGGTTGTACCTCCCCTGGTGAAACAGGCTGTAGCGCTGTGGCGTGTAGTCCAGGACGCGGCTGGCCGGGGCGGGCCGGCCATCCTTGCCGCCGGCGTTGGCGCCGCGACTGTAGCGGGAGTAGACGGCGTCGACCTCCGGGATGCCGGTGGCGGCCGCGCCCGGCATCGACAGCCGGTAGGTGCCGCCCTCGGCCGCGGTGTACGACGTCGCCCGGTCCGGGATGCCGCTTTTGTGGATGTTCAGCCGGGACCGGAGCCGCACCAGGGCGGCGCGGCGCAGGTCCTCCGGCGGCGCGTCGGAGCCGTACTCGTAGGCGAGGACGATGTTGCCGATGCCCTCGGTCCATACGCCGCCGTCGGTGCGGCGCAGCAGCCCGTCGCGGGTGATGGCCAGCGCGGCCAGCTGCGTCTCGGTCAGGTCGACGAAGTCCCGTCCGGCTCGCGGCGAGACGCTGGCCGAGCGGATCGGCAGCCGCACCCCGCGCAGCAGTACGCCGGCCACCAGGTCGTCGCCGCCGTCGGGCAGCATCAGGTCCCGGGTGCCGGTGCCGTCGAGGGTGACCTGCCGGTGGCGGGGCACGAACGCGCGGCCGGTGATGCGCTCCAGCTCGACCTCGACCTCGACGCGGGCCTGTATCAGGTCCGCGGTGGGGTACTTCGCGGTGTCGTTCAGCGTGGCGTCGCTGGCGCGGCCCGCGGCCAGGCTGAACAGGTAGCCGCCGACGATGTCGACCTCATCGGACTCCACCACCTGGCCGTCGTCGATGGTGGCGGTCCAGGTGGCGGTCAGCGTGTTCAGCTGGCTCTGGCCGGGCAGCGAGAAGGTGTAGAGCCCCGTCCCGGACCGGGTGGCGGTGCCGGAGTGCACCTGCTGCCCGGCCGCGTCGGTCACCGCCACCGTCACGTCGCCGTCCGCGTCCGTCGGCGTCTCGTCCACCTCGAAGGTGTGCCGCAGCGTCGCGGCGCGCGTGCGCGCCACCCGTACCGTCATCGGCTCACCCGATCCGGACGCTGCCGGCCACGGTGCCGTCGCCGCCGACGTCGACGTAGATGCCGTTCTCGCACCAGATCGGCCGCTCGTACACGCGGGACTCCGACCCGCCGCCGGCCAGGTTGACCGCGTCGATCAGCGTCCCGGACGCGGCCGAGGCATTGTCGTAGACGCGGATGGTCACCGCCTGGCTGCCGCCGGTCTCGACGACGACCAGGCCGCAGTACAGCACCGGCCCGACGGCGCGTGCGGCCTGGTCGGCGCCGGTCAGCGCGATCGAGCGGGCGGGTGAGGCGCCCATCAGCGGGCCCGGATGGTGACCTGGACGAGGCCGTCCGGCATGGCCAGCCCGGACGCGGTAACGGTCTTGGCCACGGAGATGAGGTCGCCGGCGGCCACGTTGCGGTCAGCCGCAGTGGCCGACAGGGTGACGGTCTCCGGCGTGAAGGCCACGCTGTCGGTCGCCGAGTAGGCGCGGGTGGCGATCGCCGTGCTGCCGGCACCCGACGCCCTGTTCTTCACCAGCAGGCTGAAGTAGTTCGTGCCGTTCGCGGTGATGGCCGCGTTCGGCACCCACTTCACCGCGGTGACGACGCACTTGAAGGGGGCGAGGAACCCAGCCCATTCGTCGGTAGTGCCGGCGGTCGCCTGCCCGGCGACCGGGATCAGGAACGTGTGATCCCCGGGGATGTCCTTGAGCTGCACAGTGCTCTCCTTCGCGGTTGTTGGGCAGCAGGACGGCGCCCGGCCGGGAGGCGCGGGCGCCGTGGGAGGGTCGGGCGTCGGGTCAGCCCTGGCCGCTGTAGAGGCCGCGGTGGTCGAGCACCGCACCGCTGTACATGTGGCGGATCTTCCAAAGGATCTTGTCCGCCGCGAACACCGCGCCCTGGGTCGGGTCGGTCTGGGAGAACAGCTCGGGGTCCTGCCGGCCCCGGTAGAAGCCGACCTCGATGGTGGGGCAGGCGTTCGGGTCGGTGACCAGGAACCAGTCGTTGGCGTCGGTGAAGTAGTCGACCACGAGGTGGTCGAGGCCGGAGTGGATGTTGGGGGTGGTCGCGTCCTCGGCCGTGGTGACCGCCACCGCAGACCTGGTGAGCTTGAAGGCGATCTCCTCCAGCTCCGGCGGCACGATGAGCAGCCGCGGCAGGAAGCCGAGCACCTCGCTGCTGTCGCCGTAGGCGATCTGCTCGCGCATCTTGCGGCGGCCGATCGACAGCGTGGACGCCGACAGCGGGCTGGAGGTGTCCAGGTTGCCGTGATCGGCGTGGAACAGCGCCGTGGAGTCGTAGCTGCAGGTCGCGTTCGTGCGCAGGATGTCCCACACGAACCGGTACAGCGTCTGCGCCGCGGCCCTGCCGAGCTTGGTCGGGATGCCCGCGATGGCGCGGATGTCGTCGTTGGCGACCATCTCGAAGGTCAGCTCTTCGGTGCCGCCGCGCTTGGTGATCGCGTAGGTGGCCTCTTCGTCGGGCGGGCTGGTCAGCGGCTGGTACGGCGCGCCTTCCTGCACGTCCGGCAGGGTGCCGTACCCGCCGACCCGGCCGATCCGCTGGGTGCGGAAGTCGTTGATCGGCGGCATGCTGGAGACGACCTGCCGCCAGGACTGCAGGCCGGGCAGCCGGTAGACCGCCACCAGCCGGCGGGTGATGGAGTCGCCCAGCACCTGCGCCCAGCTGGTGGTGTCGAGCGCTTCGGTGCCGCGGAACTCGCTGTCGTACGCCGGCGCCGACTCACGCATGATCATGCGGTTGACGTCGGTGTCCCACGACATCAGCCGCTGGCCGGTGAAGTCGGCCCACGCCGCGCGGAACGACCCGTAGCCCTCGCTGAAGTTGCCCTCGAAGAAGTTGTCGAGCGCCTTGACCTTCTTGTCGTGCGACTCCTGCGTGACCTGCACGGTCGCCTTCGGCGCCAGCCCGGCACGCTCGGCCACGCCCAGCGCCGTCTTCAGGGACGCGATGTGCGCGTCGACGTCGGCCTCGGTGATCCGGTCGGGCAGCGCCTCGGTCAGGCCCTCGGCCACGCGGTCCGGCAGCCCGGCGTCCTGCACCTTGGTCTTGATGAGCAGGCGGCCGTAGAAGCTGCTCTTCGGCTGTGCCGCCTCGGCCGCCTGGCCCTCATCGCCGGCACCCTCACCGCCGCCACCGGTGCCGCCGTCGCCGGCGTCGGTGCTCGCCTTGGCCAGGCCGACCTCGGCCAGCTCCTCCGCAGTCGCGTCCTTCAGCGCGCCGAGGATGTCTTCCTTCGTCGGGGGCACGTCGTCCTCCTCCAGCTCGTCGGGCTCCGTGCCCGGGTCGATGTCACCGCCGCCCGCGACCATGCGGACGGCCTTGCCGCCAGCGGCCGGGTCGGCCACCAGGTCGGCGCTGTTGACGCGGGTGATCTCGGTGGCCTCCTGCAGGCGGCGCCCGCCCTCGGTCACCGGCGTGTAGCGGGCGTACACGTCGTGGCTCACCCCGATGAGGGGGTCGAGCCCTTCGGCCTGCGCGGCCAGGGTCGCGTCCAGCGACTCGGCCGCGTGCGTCGCCGACGGCAGCAGGTGCAGGTCTCCGTACAGGCCGTCGTCCTCGGCCTCGACGTTGCGGTAGTGGCCGATCAGCCCGGCGATCGTCGAGGTCTGCAGCTCCGCCTCGGTGCGGTGGTGGTCGTAGGCCTTGGCGCCCTCGTACAGCGCGGCCGCCGACTCCAGCACGCTCTTGGGGTAGCGGCGCATGTTGCGCGAGTCGCCGTAGGCGATGACCCGTACCCGGAAGACGCGGCCGCCGGTCTCCGGGTCGTCGTCCAGCGCTTCGACCACGCGGCCGCCGGGGTCGCCCTGGTGGCGCTCCTCGCCGGCTTCCTTGGCGGCCGGGCCCGCTGTCGTGGGCGGTCCCGCCTTGGACTGCGGCTTGGCCGACTGCTTGGCGGGCTGCTTGCCGGCGGCCTTGCCGGTCGTCTTCGCGGTGGCCGGCGTCTTGCCCTTGGACGCCTTCACCTTGCTGATGAAGTCGGCGGTGACCTTGCCGGTCGCCTTCATGCCGAGCTTGCGCTGCGCCGCCTTGATCGCCGCGGTGGTCTTCGGGCCGAGCTTGCCGTCGACCACCAGTTTCTTGCCGGAGGCGTCGGTCAGGCCGGCCGCGTTCAGCGCCTGCTGCAGCCGTCGTACGTCCGGGTCGCCGTTCTTCATGCCGTAACCGGTGCCGGTCTTGCCGTCGAAGCCCAGCTCCTTCTGCTTCGTCTCGGCCGGCTTCTTCTTGTCGCCGGCGGCGGCCTGGCCGGCGACGAACTGGCCGCCCGTATCCGAGCCCACCGGCGCTCTCGGGTGCAGTTCCTCGGCGAAGGCCTCGCCGACGAGCTCGTCGACGTCGTCGTCGGCCAGGGCGTCATCCCCGCCCGCGGCCGCCGCGGCGTCGACCTGCGTGTAGGAGCGGGCCACCCGCATCGGCTCGCCCAGCACGACCTCGTCGCCGACCTCGTAGGAGCACTGCCACAGCTGCTCACCGCGGCCGCCGCTGTCGGAGCTGTAGACCACCTGGTCGTCGCTCATGTCGGCGATGTGCACCCAGCAGTACGGGCTGCCGCCCTGGGCGATCTTCTGCTGTCGCAGCCGCTCCTCCAGGGCGTGCCGTACGAGGTTCTCGACGTCGCTGTGGGAGCGCTGGCCGTCGATCATCGCCTCGACGGCCTCGGTGACCCGCTGCTCCGGCGCGTCGTCCGGCGCGTCGTCCGGGTGGCCGGCGGCCTCGAAGAACGCGGCGCTGGCCGCCTCCTGGTTGCACAGCTGGCACAGGCCGGGCCCGCCGCAGCGCGCGACGAGGCCGGGGCCGGGTTCGGCAGGCGGGCCGTCGCCGACCCAGTGGCCGTGCGTGGTGTACGGCATCAGGTCCTCCCCTTCAGCCCGACGCCTTGGAACGCCGCGCCTTGCCCTTGGGCGCCGGCTTGGGCGCCGGTGCGGGCTCGGTTGTGCGTTCCTCGTTCTCGGGACCGTCGACGCTGGCGACTTCGCCGGTGCGTTCGCCGTCGACGTCGGCCACGTACGGGCGTGACACGGTGTCCGTGACGAGCCACATCTGGCCGGTGCGGAGGGTGACGAGGTGGCCGTCGTCGTGCTCGGTGATGTCGGCCACGTGGTGGGGTGCGGCGCCGAGCCGCTCGGCCGCCTGCTCGGGCGTCATGATGGGATGCCTCCTCCTGCGAGAGCGATGAGTTGCCCGGCGCCGGGCCCGGCGTCGTCCACCGCAGTGGCGACGTCGTCGGGGTCGGCCTCGGGTGAGTCGAGGTCGGCGGTGTAGGGGACGCCCACGAAGTCCTCCCACGCCTTGCGTGCCGCCACCGCGGCGGCGTCCTTGGACAGCACACCGGATTGCACGAGCTTTTCCAGGCCCGTGCTCAGGTTGAGCAGGACCTGCGCGGTCAGCTGTGCGTCGGCCGCGGCGATCTCCGGCCCGGTCACGGTGACCGACTGGGCGGCCGGGATCTCGTAGGTGGCGCCGGTCTTGGGGTCGGTCGCCTCGACGGTGCGGGGCAGCCGGCGCGCGGCCACCGCCCGGTCGACGACGAACCGGCACAGCTCCGTCTGGTAGCCCAGCCATGTGCGCTGCAGCCCGCCGACGCGCCGCCGTACGGGCTCGGCCATCGTCAGGCTGGTGGCCCGGTTGCTGTCCTCGGGGTCGGCCAGCCACGTCTTGGCCAGCCCGGACCCGCCGGCGATGACGGTCAGCACGCTCTTGCCGGCGACCGAGTCCTCCTCGGCGTTGGTCTGGGCGTGCTTGGCCTCCCACGTGACCGACTGGTTGTGCACCTCGACCGAGCCGGACGGCGGCACGTGCACGCCACCGCGGGCCGCAACGAAGGCGTCGACGTGGTTCTGGTCGCCCTCGACGGTGACGTCCCACACGAAGTAGCGCGCCAGCGCGGTCCGGTCGATGAGGTTGGACAGGATCGAGTCGTAGGAGTCGAGCCAGTCCAGCACTGGCATCAGGAACGGCATCCCGCGCCGGTCGCTCACTAGGGCGCGCGACGGCCGCCAGAACATGGCCTCGCCGTCGCGCAGCTCGCTCGCATCGTCGACCGCCACCACGGTGTAGCCGAGCTCGCCGCCGTCGGCCTGGCGCACCTTGACCTCATCCAGCCACAGCGGGTTGCCGTGCAGCAGCGTCACGGTCGAGATCAGGCTGGGCTCGATCGGGTTGTAGCGCACCACGCCGGAGTGCTGGCCCTGCATGAGCTCCAGCAGTGTCTCGCCGGCGAGCATGTTGTCGCGGAGGAACAGCTCCTGGTGCTCGCCGACCTGGTTGCGCGGGTCGGTCCAGAACGCCTCGACGACCGCGCGCACCTGCGGGTTGGTGGCCGTGAACGCCACGCCCTTGTCGCCCACGCAAAACGACGTGTAGGTGTCGATGATCGCTTTGGCCATCGGGTTGGACCGGTAGGACGCCACCGAGCTGTCGCGGGCCCGTTCCTGCGTCCAATGCGGCACCTCCCGCAGGCTGCTGCCCATGCGGGTCCAGCCGGCCTCGCCGTCGACCGGGTCGTAGCCGCGCCCGCCCATCGCGCCGGTCGCGATCAGCTGCTCAGGCGTCGCCTCGCGCGCCCGCCGCGGCGGCCGGAAGATCGACCGGGCCATCACGCCACCCGGCTCGCCGCCGGCGGCCTCGAACCGGCGGCCACGGGCGCGGCCGCCGGACGCGCCCCGGCCGTCGGCTCATCGGCCTGCCCGGCCAGATAGGCGACGGCCACCAGCTCGACGCCAGCCACCAGCAGCGCCCACCACCAGGTGCCGGTCAGCCCGCCGATCGCCACCGCGACCGCGGCCAGCCCGGCGAGGCCGATCACGTTGGAGACGGCGCCGAGCGTGAGCCGCGGCAGCCTGATGTTGATCACCATCGGGGTTGTCCTCCCTACAGGCCCAGGCGGCCACGCGGCCGCCACAGGTTCCGGTTGTCGCCAGCCACGGCCTGCGGCGCGGTGGCGGGCGGAGGCGATTGGGCCTCCTGCACGGCCATCGCCTCCTTCAAAGCGTTGAGCAGGGCGGAGATGCCGTCGACCTTGTCCGCGCTGTTGGCCTTGTCCGGCTTGATGTTGCCGGAGGAGTCGCTCACGGTGGCCAGGTTGTCGATCATCCACCGCATCACCGGGTTGCCGCCGTGGCGCAGCATCCTGCTCTTGGTCAACCGCAGCGTGGTCTTCAGCGGATCGTTCAGCGAGGCCACGCCCTGCGCGATCGGCACGCACGTCAGCCCGCCGTCGCCGAGCACCCGCACCACATCGGTGGCGCCCCACCGGTCGAAGCCGATGCTCTTGATCCGGAACGCCGCGGCGTCGAGGCCGATCTGGTTGGTGATCGCCTCGTTGTCGATGACGTTGCCCGGCGTCAGGCTCAGCCAGCCCTCCCGCACCCACACCTCGGCCGCGCCGGCGGTGCGCTCGGACATCTTGCGCAGCCGGTCCTCCGGCAGCCAGAACCGCCACAGCGCGTCATAGGAGCGGTCAGGGCTGGGGAAGAGCATGCACCAGGCGGTGATGTCCTCGACGTTGGACAGGTCGATACCGCCGTGGCAGGCCCGCCCGGCCAGCGCCGCCTCATCGACGATCCCGGCCGAGGCGTCCCAGTCCGCCAGCGTGATGTACTTCGTCACCTGCTTGGTGCGGATCCCGCAGTGCAGACGAAGGAACGACGCGAGCTCGGCCGGGTCCGTGCGCGCTTTCTCCGCCTTGTCGGCCAGGTACTCCTTGGTCGGCGAGATCCCGTACCCCGGGTTAGCCCGGCGCCAGGTCTCCTCATCGAACGGGGTCAGGCCGAGCTCGGCCAGGTGCTGCTCGGACTCCGCGGCCGCGAACACCACCCCGTACGTCGAGGCGTGCTTGATGACGCGGCGGGCCAGCTGCTCAATGCGCTTACGCCACCGGGCGTAGATCGTGTTCGGCCGGCCGTCGTCGGCCGTGGTGATCAGCGCGATCAGCGGCTGCCGGCGCGAGCCGGTGCCGGTCTCGATCGCCTCGACCAGCGCGCCGCCGTCCTTGTGCACGTGCAGCTCGTCGATCACGCCGCCGTGCACGTTGGCGCCGTGCAGCGCCTCGGCCACCGAGGCCACCACGGTGAAGTAGCTGCCGGTCGCCTTGTGGATGATCTTCCCGGCCAGGGCCTTGACGAACGGCTTGAGCGCCGGCGAATGCTCGGCCAGCTGCTTGATCGGGTTGAACACGAACCCGGCCTGATCCTTCGTCGTCGCGGCCGCCAGGACCTGGGCGCCCTCCTCGCCGTCGGCCGCCGTCAGGTAGATGCCGATGCCGCCGCACGTGGTGCTCTTGCCGTTCTTGCGCGGCATCTCGACGTACAGGGTGCGGATCACCCGCGCCCAGGCGCCGCGCACCTTGCGCACCCACCCGAACGTGGGCGCCAGGATGTAGGCGACCTGCCACGGGTCCGGGTTCAGCGGCCGCCCCGCCCACTCGCCTTGGGTGTGCCGCAGCTGGCGGAACGCGGCCAGCACCCGGTCTACCCGCTCAGGGTCGAAGCGCGCCGTCTTCAGGACCTCGCCCGGCTCGGGTGTCTTGAACAGCGGCGGGCACGTCGGCAGCGGGATCCCCCGGTCGACGAGGTACCAGGCGACCTCGGGGCTGAGCTTGAGCCGCTTGAGCTCGGCCGCAGACGGCATCTCCTGCCGGGCCCGCCGCGTACGCGTCGTGCCGGCCACCGGGTCACCCCGAGCCGGCGAAGGGGTTCTCCTCGCCCGGGCCGCTCTCCGGTGGCGACACCTTGTTCTCCGCGGCCGGCGTCAGCCCGAACTCCGCGCACCAGGCCCGGTACTCCGCGGACGCGCGCTCGACCACGCCCACGAGCGGGTTGAGCTTCTGCAGGCCCATGGCGGAGGTGTACGTCATGCCCTCGTCGGCCAGCTGCTTGCTCGCCGCCCGCCAGCGCGCGTACGCCTCACACAGCAGCTGCAGCGCGGGCCCGTGCTGCGGCGTGAGCAGCTGCACCCGCTGCAGCTCGCCGACCAGGTGGTCCCACATCTGATCGGCGACGTCGCTCAGGCCCGCGGGGCGCGCCGGCGGCAGCCGGGTGAAGCCCGGCGTCGGCTTGACCGGCCGCCCGCCGGAGTCCTTGCCGGCGCCGCGGCCGGCGACGAGCTTCAGCCCAGGCGGCGCGGGCTTGCGTCCAGCGTTGGCGGCCATCGCGATCTCCTCCCGAAAAAAGGTTCGATTCTGAGACGCGAAATTGCCGCTGGGGCGCGGGTCACAGGCACCCCCTCTGACCAGGGACTTTACCCCCGGGGGGGTGCAGGCCTCTGACCTGCGGAAACGCCAGGTGATCAACAGTCGGGCGGCAGGCTGCTCAACGCCTTGGTGTAGGGCTCGCGCTTGGCGATCACGCACTCATCGTGTCGCTCGTGATCCCCACGACAGGCGAAGTACCTGTGCCCCCGATCGTCGATCGCGTACTCGAACACACGTACAGAAGGCTGGCCAGCCGAGGCGTAGACCTCCAGCCTGTAGATGTCCTCAGGCACCAGGCCCTGCTCACGCGCCCACGACAGCAGACGCGCGTAGCGCTCCTTGTCTGCTGTGACGTAGGCCCACGACTCGGCGTGCACGTCGTAGATCACTCTGGGGCTGGCCAGGTCCAGCGTCATGTTCGCCATCTCTAGTTCCCCTCCGAGGGGGATCACCTTGCAGGCGACGAAGGGGCCACGCGTAGAGCCCTGGTTACGTTTGGTCAACGACGCTTGACGGGCTATTGCTTCGTCGCGTGTCTCCAGTTCGTCAGGTCCGTGCACGCATAGGCAGGCGTTGCCGGCGGTTCCCTCGACGACCGTGTAGCCGAGCGGTTCAGCCTCGGTCGGGGGCGTGGCGCGGAGGGCTTCCATACTGGCCACCTTTCAAGATCGTCCAGCTTGGCCCCGAGCGACATAGAGCCGGTCTCCCCATGATCCCTATAACCGACCTTGTAGCCCCGTCCCTCACCGTGGAGCTCTAGCCACACGAGAGGGGCGACGATGAGACGACGACCACCACGCAGGCCGCGCCGGCCACGCGTCGACTGGCCAGTACTGGCGCGGTTGACGGCGGCCCTGGCCGACCTGGCGAGGGCGATCCTCACCGCCCTGGAGTAACCAGGGGCCCACGTGAGGGGTTAGGCGCGTGCACCCTTGGCCGAGTTGCAGGAGCGGCAGAGCACCTGCAGGGCGCCGCCCTCGGCGCCGCCCGTGGCCACGGCGTCGACGTGGTCGGCGGTGAGCGGGTTCCATGGCTCCGCGGTATGGTCTGGCCGGCCCCAGCCGGGGCACCAGTCGCCGTGCTGCGCACGGTGGGCGGCCACTGCGGCGGCACGACGTTCGCGCTCGGCGGCGGTGTAGGGGCGGCGCCAGCGCTTGCCGCGGGTGGTGCACCGTGAGCAGGTGCCCGTGCCGTCGTGCAGCTGGAGGCAGGCGGGGCAGCGGCTGGGTGGCTTGTACGGCATGGCCACCTCCGTGCCCGGGGCAGGGAGAAGGGCGGCAGAGTCGGGGCTCTCTGCCGCCCTCTGGATCCCCCGCACCGCCCGCAGCCGCCGACTACGAGGGGGCTCTGATATGCGACGACCCGGCGCGGTGGCCGGGTCGGGGCATAGGTCTGGTGGGGCAAAGTTAGCCAGGAAAGTCGGGGGTCGTCAAGATCGGCGCGGGAAAGCGCTTCCCCGAGAGGGGTGGGGGTGGCCCCGGTTGCCCGGGGCCGGGGGGCCTAGCGGCGGGGGTCCTTGATCCCCATCATGTTCTCGTCCACCGCGGTGTAGCCGTCCTCGGTGAGCTCGCCGGCGTCGGCCAGTTCGATCAGGGCGGTGTTGGCGCCGTCGGCCTTGGCCAGCTCCATGAGCTCCTCCACGAGGTCTTCGACGATCTCCCTGCGGTCCCGCTTGGCGGCCTTCATGATCCGGTCGGTGATCGTGGCGAGCTGCTTGTCGGTCATTTCCGTCTCCCTCGTTTCCGTGTAGCTACAGACTAACAGAGAAGCTTGTAGCTACACAACACCTGTGGCAAACTTTCTCCGTAGCTACACACGACGGAGGAGAACGTGCAGATGAGCGAGTCGAGCGGCACCACCACGCCCCGCCAGGTACGCATCGCCAAGGGGCACTGGGACGCATACGAGCGCGTCTGCGAGGCGCTCGGCACCACCCGGGCCGAGCACCTGAACGCCTACATCCGGGAGGTCATCGCCGAGCACGGCGACGCCGAGGCGCAGCGCCTGGCCGCCGAGGCCGACGTCGAGCTCGCCGAGCGGCGGGCCCGCATGCGTGCCGGTCGGCCGCGCAAGACGTCCGCCGGGTAGTCAGCCGGCGGAGGGGCCGCCCTCTTCGCGGAGAGCGCTTTCCCGCCGGCATGGAGACAGGACGGCGTGCAGGAGACCCCGCCGGTGCGCGACCACCGCAGCGTGTGCCCGCAGGATCGCGGGCTGGTCGTAGGTCTCGGCGGGGCGGCCGCGGCCGTGGCGCTGGCCCGCGGCGGGGATCCGGTACAGCAGCACCATGGCGCGCACTTCGTCCTCGTCCATGGCCGGGTCGAGCCCGGCCACGGCGTCCTTGATCGTCCACCCGGCGCTCATGCCAGGTCCCGGTGCCGCGTGACCCGCCCGTCAGCCCACATGATCTTGCCCTCCTCCGCCTTGTCGTCCTCCGTCTTGTCGTCCACGCCCAGCGTCCCGCAGGGCCGGCGACCGTCACGGTCCGTGCACTCCCTATTGATGCACCAGATGCGGGAGTCGCGCGGCACGACACGCAGGGCGTATGTCTCGCAATAGGGGCAGATGACCGGGTCCTCGCCCGCCGCGCGAGGGATGGGCTGGGGCCGGTCGTCCTCACCGATGGTCCACCGAGCGTGACGGATCCAGCCGCTGATCTCACGCGCCGCCCGGCGCGCGGACGCATCGGGGACCGCGTACGCCAGGCGGGTGATCCGGGCGAGCGCCACACGGGTGTTGGCGTAGCTGCCGCCGCGGTAGGCCGGCGGCTGCTGGAACACCTCCTCGTGCAGTTCCTTCTCCAGGCGGCGGGCCGCCGCCTCGATGTCGAGCAGGGCGGGCGTGGCCGTCGCGTGCCAGGGCGCCGGCGGGTCGGTGCGGCGGCCACCGCCGCCCGTCGACGCCGTGGTGGCCGGCACCCGGGCCATGGCCCACAGCATGCCCAGGAGCGGCATGAGCTCCTCGACAAGGAGCCCGACATCGTTGGCTGCAGCGGTCAAGTGGTCGTCCCCCGTGGTAGTGCGATGTTCAGATCTCCTGCCACATCCAGCGTGTGCCGTTGTGACGTCCCCGGTAGGCGCCCGGCTTGACAGGCGGACCGTCCAGGCTCGCGATGTGGGCGTGCAGTTCGCAGGTGACCAGGGCATCGTCCAGGCGCTCCCGGAGCGGGTGCCGAACGATGAAGGTCGTCTCGTTGAACGTGACGATGTGCTCGGTCTCTCGGTCGGCCAGCAGCTCGTCAACTGCGGTCGGGCGCGGGCAGTGGAGGTAGGAGCACGTGATGCACCCGCCTTCGGCAATGAACAGGGTGGTGCCACAGCCCATCGGGCAATACCCGTCGATGGTGGTCACGGTGTCCTCTTTGACGTGATGCGGATGCGGGTCTTGCCGCAGGGGCAGCCCTGGCAGGCGACGCGCCCGATCTTCTCGACGGTCACCCACGTGTGCCGGGGATGCCGGTGGGCGGCGTCGTAGAAGAAGGTCGTGACCCGCCAGCTGAGCGCGCAGGCGAGGCAGACGGCCAGGGCGTGCGGGTCGTGGTTGAGGAGCCACATCAGCAGTCCTCCGGTGGTGCCGGCGGAGGTGAGGACTATGCCGGCGAGCAGTGAGAGTGTCCAGGCGCGCTGGCCCATGGAGATGCCTCCGGGAGGTCGGGTGGGGCGGATGGCCCTGCCCGCGGACGCGGGCAGGGCCTGATGATCAGCCTTCGCCTTCCATACGCTCCTCCTCTCCAATTCGGGTCGATCACGCCCTGGCCGGGGATGTGGCCGGCGCGGGCGGGTCCCACAGCGCCAGCTGGCTGCTCACCCGGGCTCCAGGTGCAGCGCCGTTCTGACCCGCTCGGCACAGGCCTGGTAGCCGGCCACGCTGACAGGGTGGGCGACCGGGTCCAGGTGGTCCGGCAGCTTGGTCGCTTCAAGGGCGCGCAGGCAGGCGTCCTGGTAAAGCTCGGCCTGCTTGATGCGGTCGCGGTAGCGGGTGTTCTGCCCCTCCAGCACGACGAGCTGGCGGCGCATCTCGGCGACAAGGTCCTCGGCGCGCTGCTGCGCGACCCGGGCGGCCGCGACCTCCTCGCCCGCGAGCCGGCCAGCCTCGGCGATGTGCGGGGCGGCGAGCTCGCCGGCGCGGCGGTCGATGTAGCCCTGTAGGTCGGTCAGCATGTTGCCGAGCCTGGCCAGCAGGTCCTGCTGGCGCAGCTGGCGCTGCGTCTCCGCCAGGTTCTTCAGGATGCCGCCGCCGTCCGTGATGATGCAGCGCTCCAGGTCCTGCATGAGCTCGCGGCGTGCGGATGCGTCGTCAGCCACGGCTCGTTCCCGTCGATCGGAGCTCACGCAGGTAGGCGAACAGGCCCTCGATGCGGTCGGCGGGCATGGCGCCCGCCGTACGCAGCGCCTCGGCCACGAACTGATCATTCTCGGCCGCCTCGGCCACGGCCAGCCAGTCGAGTCCCATCTGGCGAGCCGCAGGGGTGGTCAGCACGCCCTGCAGGTGGCCGCGGCGGAGAAGGACCAGCGGCGTCCGGGCCGCGGTCGAGCCGACCGGCAGCAGCGTGACCGTCGCCTTGTTGCCGAGCTCGGTCCGGCCGCTCCGCTGCAGGAGGTCGCCCGCCATCGCCCCGACCGTGCCCGCGTCGAGGCGGGTCCTGACGATCAGCAGCATCATCAGGTCAGCCCAGGCCGCGGCGGTGACCAGGTCGACGGCGGTAGCACGTACGCGCTCGACCCCGGCAGTCCAGTCGTGACCCTGCCAGGACAGCAGGCACCTGGCCGACGCGTCCGGGTCTCGGACCGGGACGATGGTGATGATCGTGTCATCGACGTCAGGCTGTGGCGGGGAAGCGTGGCGCTTGCGAGGGTCTCCACTACGTCCCATCACGGGGCCCCTTCCAGCGGGAGGTGGTCGCGTAGCAGCCGTTCGAATGGCCGGTGACCGGGCCCTGCCTCGTCAGCCGGCGTCGGCTCCTGCTGCGCTTGTTGTCTCGGGCGGGTGGTGTCGGTGTCGGCCACGTAGTCGCCGCGGCGCCGGACGGCCGGGGTGGCGTGGCGCTCGCAGATGCGCTCCCATTCGCCGGTGACGCCGTACCACCGCCATCCGGTCGACGGGGCCAGATCGTAGATGCAGCGCAGCGTCGGCGGGGCGGGTGGTGGCGGGAGCGGGCGCTCCTGCTTAGTCCTGGGCATCGTCGGCCTCCAGGGGGATGAGGGCCCAGCGGTAGCCGAGCGCGTGCGCGGCCGCGTCGAGGAAGCGGGGGCTCGTGTAGCCCCAGCCGAGCTCGACGTGGGAGACGTGGCTCTGGCTGCGGCCGACGATCCGGCCGAGCCCGCTCTGCGTCAGCCCGCGCTCTTCCCGGACGCTGCGGAGCAGGCCGGCGATCCCGCCGATGGTGTAGCGCTTAGACATGGGGCGCCACCCAGCCGTGGTAGCCGATGCGGTGCCAGTTCGCCTCTTGGTCGGGCATGTCCCTCGTGCGGTGAATGCCGCCGCGCCACGGGCCGCCGTCGGCCCCGCCCGTGCAGCCCTCAGTCCGGCACGCGGCCTGCTGGCGGCCGCCGTTGACAAACTCGATCGCCACCAGGACCCGGATCTCAGGCATCGGCCACCACCTGGTCGAGCGAGGTGATCACCTGGCCGTACACGTCGGCCAGGGCGGAGGCGAGGCCGACGACGCTGGTGCTGTCGGCTGTGTCGCGAGTGTAGATCTGCTGGCGTTGCCGGTGGGCCAGGTCCTGGCGCAGCTGGTTGATCTTGGCAATGAGTCCGGCGCTGGCGGCCGCTCCGAACGCCGTGGCGATAGCCCGGTTGCGGGCGGCCTCGTGGCCGGCGGCGAGCTGCAGCAGCGTGCCGATCTGGATCGCGCGGGTGCCGTCGGGCACAAGCTGGGCGACGCACTCGCGATCCGCGTGCGGGCCGGGGCAGTAGACGCTGGACGGGCGGCCGTACGGGCACGCCATGGCGAGCCACGGCGGCGCGTCGTCCTGCACGCTCACCTCGTAACGGCCGTACAGGTCGATCTGCTCGTACAGCTCGGCCACCATGTCGGGCTTGCCCGGCCGGGGGTGCGCGACGTCGTGCCGGATCGCGATGTCGATCAGCGTCTCCAGGTTGGTGACGGACAGGCGGCTGCACGTGCCCGTGCAGGGGGCGCCGCCCGGCACGGGCGCGCAGCGCAGTTCGAGGTGCGGCCCCTCATCGAGGAACGGCTGGGTATGGGTGAGCCAGTAGGCGGCCACGCCCGCGTACGCGCCTGGGCCGGGTCCGGCGACGTTCTCAACGGTGATCATCGGGTAGTCCATCTATCGGGTCGTCCATCTGGGGTAGCGCCGGACGGGTGCCCGGCGGCGGGTACGGGGACGGCCTGCGGGCAGGCCGGGCAGGGGCTGCTGCACCGCTCGGTGGGTGCAGGTGGCCACGTGGGGCTTGTAGGTGCTCTCGTGCGTCTCCGGGGGCCGGGCGTCCCGGCCGTTCAGCGAGCGTGACCGCCAGCGGCCGACCCCGTCGCGGTAGACGGCCTGGTTGCCGTCGGGGTGCGGCACCGGGTCCACGGGCATCCTGCGACCGTGCTCGGTCATGGTGATGAGCACCAGGGCGTCGCAGCCGGCGGGGCAGGGTTGCAGCTCGGACGGGGTCGGGATCACGGGGCCTCCAGGTCAATCCGGGGGCGGATTGGTAAACGCCTGTTTACTTCCATGATCGGCGCTGGTGGCGTCGGCTGGTACGGCATTTGTGCTGACCACGTACAGGCGGGGCTCGGCCGACAGGGCCTCGGCCGCGCGCATGACCACGTCGGTCTGCGGCGACACCCCGTACACGGCGCTGTTCAGCAGGGCGCGCAGGTCGTCGGCGGGCAGGCAGGCCCAGCCGATCCGGTCGAGGATCTGCCGCATGTCGGCCTTGAGGACCTCGGCGTAGTCGATGTCGCCCTCGGCGAGCATGCGGGCGGGCCGGTGCTCGGCGAGCACGGCCACGGCGTCGGGCAGCGGCAGCACGGGCCGGCCGGTCAGCCGCTCCTGGCGGCAGTCGGGGCACAGCCGCGGGGCGGCGCTGTTGTGCGAGCACGTGGCCGTCATGCGATCCGCCGCCCGGCCATCAGCGCGTGCGCCCGGATCACCAGCTGCGCGCGCGGGGTGTGCTCGCCGAGCTCGCGCCTGGCGGCTGTAATCCATACCTGGCCGAGATCGGGGAGCGTGAACAGCGCGGCCGCCGCCGCGGCGTAGGCCTCGGCCGGGTCGATCTGCCGGAGCGCAGCGATCGGCAGGATCCTCGGCGGCGGATGATCACTCTCGGCCGAAGGCTCACGGCGGCCGGCGTCCGGGACTTCCTCCTCAGGTCGTGAGATGGGGACACCCGGAGTAGAGGGATTGTTCTTAGAGGGAAGGTCTTTAGAGGGATGGGGTCCCTCCGTGACGGGGGCTTTCGCGGCCAAGCTCCCTTCCTCGCGGGAGCTTCGCTCGTGATGCTCCCTCGGTGAAGGGACCCTGGGTGCGGCCGCAGGGACCTCTTCGGCCGAGTTATCCACAGGCTCGGCCGGGGCGGGCGAGGCCTGCAAGGTCCCTTCGTGAAGGGGGCTATCGGGCTCGGGCAGGGTGACGGACGCGGGCAGCTCGGGCAGCCGGAAGTCCATCGCGTGGCAATGGTGCGCGAACGTCGGCCGGCCGCGCTTGTCCATGCCGATGGCGATGCGCACCTCCAGGCCGCGGCGGGCCAGGCGGGTGAGGATCGCGCCGAGCGCCTTGACGGTCACGCCCACGTAGTCCGCGATGCGCTGGTAGAGGCTCTTGGCGTCGCCGCGGTGCCGCCACATCTTGCGGGTCTCGCTGTGCGCCCGTTCGGCTACAGCGTTGAGCGCCAGGCGCTCGGTGGGGGTCAGGCCCGCGGCGGCGGGGGTCTGGAACCACTCGGCGAGCTCGCCGAGCAGATACGCGCTCATGGGGTGTTCACTCCTCCCCGGTGGTTCGTGCAGTCGTACAGGTGGGCCAGGCGGCGACGGCCGCGCAGGCGGTCATGGGATGAGGCTGAGGATGAGGACAGTCCCGACGATGCCCATCGCCACGAAGGCGACCCCGGGCAGGCCGATCACCAGCGCGCGGAAGGGCTGCCCGTCGAACCAGTGCCGTTCACCGGTGGCGCACATCGCGCCGCCGAGGAGGACGAGGAGGGCTGGGGTGAAGGCCATCAGGTAGCCCGCCATGTCAGCCGCGCCGCGCGGGGTCGACGTCGTCCGGCGGCAGATGCTCGTGGAAGTGCCGCAGCTGCTCCAGCCCGTCGCGGCCGGAGGAGATGGCGACGGCCACGACGTAGGCGGGGTAGATGCGGCCCAACCGGCGCCGCTCCTCCTCGCTCGCCTGCTGGATCAGCACGATCAGGCTGAGGATCCAATCACCCGGGTCGTCGGCCTCGTTGGTGTAGTCGCGATCCAGCGCGTACCGGACGTGCCCGGCGGCGGCGCGCTGCCCCGTCGGCAGCCCGGCGGGCGCGTCCTGCAGGCGGCTGATCAGCTCGTGCGCGACGTCGCGGGGCAGGATGAGCAGCCCGTAGACCTGGTCACCGGCGTAGATCTCGACGGTCTCTTCCAGACGCGGCGACAGGTCGCGCTCAGGGAAACGGTAGCGGGCCCGCACAGGCGCGGAGCCGTACGTGAGCGGGCGGACCGCAGGGTCATATGTCTGATTCATGATCACTATCCGGGTATGAGCGACCGCCCGGGGACGGTCGCCTTTGGGTGATGTTGAGGGATGGCGTACGCCAGAGGCGGACGCGGCAGAGTCGGCGGCCTGCCGCGGCCTGGCCCCCGCCCGCCGGGGAAGTCGCGGGCGGGGGGCGGGTCGGATGGTCTACGTCCAGGTCGTGATGTAGCGCTGCGCCTGGGCCCACGAGGCGAGCCAGCGGCGGCGCAGCCGGTGCAACAGCACACGCGGCGGCACCTGGCGGCGGCCGGCGCGGGCGGTGCGGGCGGTGCGGGGGCGGCGGCGGACGGCCATCAGGGCGCGGCCGCCGCGGGCGAAGGGCCCGGCACCACCGCCTGCCCCTGCTGCGCGTCCTGCGCCCGGGCGTGCACTCCCCGCGCCGGTGGGACGACCCCCGGCGGCGGCGGGGTCATCACGGCCGAGGTGTTGTCCACGGGCACCCTGGGACCGGTGCCCGTGGCGGTGACCACCGCGGTGTACGGGCGGGCGGGCTGGCCGTGCGCGGGGATGGGCCGCACGCCAGCCGCGCGGCGGTCCAGGGCCGCGTCGACGCGCTGCAGCACATCGCGGGCGGCGCTCGCGAGGGCCACCAGCTCGTCGCGGTCCAGCTCCAGCGTGCCGCCGCGCATCTCGATCAGGCCCAGGATCGCGTCGTCGCGCTCGATCACGCGACCGGGCACGGGGTTGTTCAGCGTGGACACGGTGGGCTCGTACAACCTCATGGGGCGTCCTCTCGGGTGCTGTCGGGGGAAGGGGAAGGCGCGGGCGAGGGGGCGCGGAGCACGATCCGGTCGCCCCGGCACGGGGACCGGACGAGTAGCTGGCCGCCTTCGGTGCGCAGGCTGAGCTGCCACTTCGTGCCGTTCTCTACGAGGGCGTTCTCCACGACTCGCAGGTTGCGGCCGCGGGCCCATTGCGGATGCCGGATCGTCATGCCGACGACCACCTCACGGACGCGGATCGCGTCGCGGGCGAAGGCCTCGGCCGCCTCCCGGCTCACCTCGTAGCGGCCGCTGTGGCCGAGACGGCCGTCGAGCCGGGCTTTGAGGAGACCGTTGGTGATCAGGACGCTGACCACCCGGCAGTGCATGCCCCACAAGCGGGCCAGGCGCGCCGTGTTGAACGGCTCACGCCAGCTGGCAGGCGGCGGCCGGAATGCATCGTTGCGAGGATCGCGGGCCGTCATGCGTCCCCGCTTCCGTACAGCTGCATCGACGCCTTGCGGTCGTACGGCGCGGCCTTGTAGAAGATGCTGGCGCGGTCGCGGCCGTGTTCGTCGACCAGGTACTGACCGCGCGGGTCGCTCTCCTCCAGGCGGCGGGTCCAGCCCGGCGGCAGAACCGCGTGCCGGAACAGCGGATCGCCGTCGACGACGTCGCCGAGCTCGAAGCCGAGCGCGGCCAGGTCCTCATCGCTGCCGCCAGACACCTCGGTCGGGATCACGTTCGAGTGCAGCAGCCAGCGGCCGCCGGACTCTTCGAGCTCCTCGACACCGGCGGCCAGGAGCAGCAGCGCGTCAGCCGGGTCGGCCAGGTTGTACCTGCGGGGAGCCGTCATGGAGTCTCACCGCCAGCGGCCGCCGCGGCGGCACGCTCCTCAACCCATCGGGCCGCGGCGCGCACGCTGGTGAGGTCCTCGCGCTTCTCGGCCAGGTGCGCGCCGTAGCTGCTGGTCTTCCAGCCCACGCCGGCCCCGACCCGCCCCTTGAGTTGACGGCCGCCCTTGCGCAGCCGGAACACCTTGCCCAGCGTGTCCACGTGTCGGGTCGGCGGCTCGGCCGAGCGGGTGACGTACCACCACGCCGGACCCTCCTCGTCCTTGGCCCACTCGGCGAGCGGCGGGCCCGCGTGCAGCCACACGTCGCCGACGCGCTGCGGGCGGGTGCCGTAGCCGATCAGGTCCACGCCGCCGTACGACCAGCTCTCACCGGAACGCACGTCTCCGCTGTCGGGGTCGCGGTCCGGGGCGAGAGTGACGTCCAGCTCGGCCATGACACCGCAGCCGCCGGTCTCCGGGCAGATCACCCGGACCGCGATCTCGCGGCGGCCGGTGATGTGGTCGGCCTGGTGCTGCAGGACCTCCCAGCCGGTGCGCTTGCAGCCGGGGGCGTGCGCGGCCATCGGCCGCCAGTCCATGTAGGGGTCGTTGTACTTCATCACGCGCCCCCCGGCCCGTTGTGGACGACGCGGCCGGCGCGCACGATCGTGAGCGCGGCCGGGCCCGCCTCCATCCACGCCTCCATCAGCGGGTCGCCGACCATGCCGGGCGCGAAAGCGCCGGGCCCGGCCAGGTGCTCGTCGGCGTGCAGCGCGCGCAGCACCAGGCCGCCCTCCTCCTCGGAATGCTCGACCACGTACGTCTCGCCCTGCGCGGGCATCGCCTCGGCGAGCGATCCCCAGTAGAAGACGTGCACGATGTCGCCGGCCTGCGCCGGGTACCACGGCGCCGAGGTCAGCGCCCCGTACCCCGACCTCAGCGCGCCGAGCTCGCCGACCAGGTCACGCTCGCGCTTGGCCTGGTCGGCCTGATCGCGGGGGGACGGCTCCGGGGCCGGTCCGCCCTCGCCCGCCCGGGCAGCGTCCAGGAGCTCCTCGACGCGCTTCTCGACGGCCTGCAGCCGGGCGTCGACGGGCTCGTCGTAACGGCGGATCGCCCACACGATCCGTGCCGCGTCGGCCGGGGCCAGGCCGTGCTCGGCCGCGAGGAGGCCGGCGCACAGCGCCCGCTTGGCGTCCCCTTCGCCGGTGTAGTAGCAGGCATAGGCGATCGCGTCGACCAGCACCTCATGCCCGTTCATCGCGTCACCGCCGCGGCCGCCGGGACGATGCTGATGTGGCTCATCACGCGGGTGTCGGTCTCCAGCCAGAGGGTGACCAGGCTGCGCATGTCAGGCCTCATCCGGCGGGTCCAGTCGAAGGCCTGGTCGGCCGACCTCAGCGTGCTGCCCTGCTCGGGGCTGGCGTCGCTGACCGGCGGGTCAGTAGGGTGGGTCATTGGGAGTGTGTTCCAATCGCTGTGCCAGGGTCTCCCGGCGGTAGTGCCGGGAGACCTTCGCGGTTGTCGGGGGGATTTGCCTCGGTGATCTCGACGTAGGCGCGGACGTGGCCCTGCTGGCGGGCCGAGGTGATGCGGCGGCCGTAGTCGCCATCCGGATAGATCAGGCGCAGCCGGGCCAGGCCGTGGCTGACTTCGTCCGGGGTGCCGATGAGACGGATCCACATGGCGGCCTCAGAACGGCTCGGCGCCCGGCATGCCGGGCAGCGGCAGCAGCGGCGTTCCGTCCGGCCCGATAGGGCCGGCCAGGGTGTTCACCCAGTCCGGCATCTCCCCCGCGCCGGCGAGCGCGTCGGTGAGCAGGGCCCAGGTCGCCCAGGCCTCCTCCAGCGACAGCTCGACCATCTGGCCGGTGTTCATGCCGAGCGAGATGTCGATCGCGCGGGCGAGGGCGAGGCGGATGTGGACCGGGTCGACAGGGCCGCCCAGGTCGACCGCCACGGCGGTACCGCGGGGAGTGCGCAGCGTGTAGGAGCGCGGCCGCTCATCGATGACGCGCATCGGCGGGTCCGCCTGGGGCGCGGGCGAGGTGGCGGCCATCAGTGGGAAACCCGCTGGCGCCTGAGGTAGGCCATCGCGTCCGCCCGCCGAATGCGGCGGTTCGACCCGATCTTGCGGGATTCAAGCTCACCCTCGTAGATGAGCTTTTCGATGGTCCGCTTGGAGACCTCCCACATATCGGCCAGGGTTTCGATCTTGAGGCAGTCGAGTTCGTCGATCTCCTCGACGTCCTCGGCCGCTTCCAGTGCGGTGTGAGTCATGAGGAGACTATGACGCGGAAGTACGCGGAACGCAAGGGCCATCCGCGTTAATCCGCGTCAGATTCTGGCGTCAAGGTGAGCCTCACATCACGCTTCGTAGCTCGGCTGTGCTCCGAGGCTGCGCTCTGCTAAGTTCTTCCTCAGTTCTGCGTATTTCCGCGTAGTTCCGCAGTGTCGGGAGTCAGACGCATGCCAGAGCCCGAGGACCTTCTCCCGGAGCATGAGAACGCGCCGCCCGAGATCGCGTTGATCCGGCGCAAGCGCGCGCTCGCCGTGCCCCGCATGTCCCATCGGCGAGCCGCGGAACTGGCGGAACAGCTGGGTGGTGGCTCGTTCAGCGACAGCACCTGGCGAAAGATCGAGAACGGTGCCTACAGCGCCCCTCAGGATCGGCTGGTCATCATGGCCATGGTCGTGGGCGCCACGGCCGAAGAGTTCGAGAAGGCTGGCCGCCCCGACCTGGCTCTCCTTCTGCGCCAGGAGATCCGCCGGCGGGCGAAGAGCGACCCCGCGATGGCCGAGGTTGATCCCGACGCAACCCCCGAGGCGATCTTGCAGCTCGTGGTGCAGGGCCTGGAGGAGATTCGCGCCCTGCCGGGACTCTCAGCCGATCAAAAGAACGCTCTGGCACAGAGCCTGATACAGAGCGTGAAGCAAAACATCGCGACCCAAATTGACCAGCTTCGTACCGCTTTGAGCCCTTCCCGGGAGGGTTCTGCAGAGAAGTCCCGCTAACCACCTGCATGTTCGCGAGGTCACATTTCGATATCCAACGTTGCATTTCGGAATGCTGGATTTATGGTGGTCTGGTGCTCCACGAGGTGAACCACACGGGGAGAGGTGTATGTCCGCCCGGGAACGTGCCAAATTTACCCTCGCCAGCATTGGATGGCTCGTCGCCGCTGCTGTCGCCGTCGCACTCGGCGACATCCACAAGATGTTTGTTCTCACAGTGAGCGGTGCGGCCGTCATCACCTTGAGCATCATCGTGAGCACGACAACACGACGGAGGACCGAGATCATCGCGTCCGCCCTTAAGGACCTGGCTAAGAAGACGAAGTCTGATATCCCGCTACCTGTCGACATCGCGCATCAGGTCGGCTTTAAGCAGGGGTGGGAAGCGCGCGAACGCCAAAATCCCGATAACCTGCACGACCTCGTTGCAGTATTCGAGAAGAGATTCCCAGCGCCCCCTAACTGATCAACCCGGGGTGATTCTGCATGGCCAAGAAGAACCGCCGGCAGCGCGGCGAGGACAGCATTTACCTGCGCAAGGATGGTCGTTGGTGTTGCCAGATCTTTCTGGGCACCCGCCCCGACGGCCGCCCGGATCGGCAATGGCTGTACGGCAGGAGCCCCGAAGAGGTCATCGAGAAGCGCACCGAGCTACGCCACAAGCTCGCGGAGGGATTCGCCCCTACGAGAGGCAAAGGCGACACGGTCGGACAGTGGATGCACCACTGGCTGCACAACATCGTCAAGAGCGAGGTCCGGGAAACGACGTGGAACCGCTCCTACCGGCCGAAGGTGGAGAAGCACATCATCCCGGGCCTCGGCTGGCCCAAGCTCAGCAAGCTGGGCGAGGACGATATCGAGGCGTTCTACGCGACCCTCAAGGACCAGGGGCTGGCCCCCGCCAGCATTCTGCAGATACACCGGATTCTGTCGCGCGCGCTCAAGATCGCCGTGAAGCGCAAGAAGATCCACCGGAACCCGTGCCAGCTCGTCACACCCCCGCGCCTCGATCGGGCCGAGCCGATCCCGCCGGAACGCGACGAGGCGGACCTGATCCTCTCGGCCACCGCAGACCGGCGCAACGGCGCGCGCTGGGCCCTTGCGCTGTCGACGGGCCCCCGCCAGGGGGAAGCGCTCGGCTTGATGTGGCCGTTCCTCGACCTGGAGGACCTGGACCATGCGAGCGTCCGCATCGCCTGGGAGCTGACTCGGCTGCCCTGGCAACACGGGTGCGAGGACCAGCACGCGTGCGGCGACAAGCGCCACCGGCTCCCGTGCCCGCCGGACCCGGCCGACTGCCCGAAGGCCCGCAGGAAGGCCGGCCGCCGGCACGCCTGCCGCAGGCCTTGCCCGGCCAAGTGCCGGGAGCACGCCTCCGGCGCCTGCCCGCGTTTCTGCGCGCCGGGCTGCACGAAGCATGCGAGCAGTTGCCCCCTCCGCCACGGCGGAGGGCTGGTGCTGACCGAGCCGAAGAGCAAGAAGTCGAAGCGGACCGCGGTCATACCTCGTGAGGTCGCGCGACGGCTCCTCGTGCACCGGAAGGCCCAGGCCGCCGAGCGTCTGGCGCACCCGGAATGGATCGGCTGGGGGCACGACAGTGAGACCTGTGATCGTCGGCCCCGGGCGCGGGAGGTGGTGTGCCCGAAGTGCAGGCTGCCCACGCGCAAGGATGCGCTGGTGTTCACGCAGCCCAACGGGCAGCCGGTGGACCCCAGGCGGGATTGGCAGGAGTGGGCCGATCTCCTGGAAGAACTGGAGATCTCGCACTACCGCATCCACGACGGCCGGCACTTCGCCGCGACCACCGCTCTGGAGGAGGGGGTCGACGTGGTGGTGGTCCAGGAGATGCTCGGTCACGCGACCCCGGCGTTCACTCAGGAGATCTACCAGCACGTCACCCCGCGACTGCAGCGGGACGCGGCGGACAAGATCGGTAGCGCTCTGTTCGGTGACAGCCCGAATGACAGCGCAAGGGACGCGGACGGGCGCGGGCGGACGCGGAAGAGAAGGCAAGCGACCTGGGAATAGTGCGGGGGATCGCGGATCTTCACGGAAGATCAAGATGGGGAGCTGCGGACTTTTAATCCGTAGGTTCCGGGTTCGAGCCCCGGGCGCCCTACCACGTATTACCGCAGGTCAAAAGCGCTTTCTTGGCATGGCGCTGCGGCCTGGCGAGACAACCTCCAAGATCATGTTCCCCCGATGTTCCCGCATTTCACCATGCGATGGTGAAAGTCCGCTTGTCCATGCGGGTCATAGCCGCTCCTCGCTGGCGCCTTCCGCCACCATGCCTCCGCGGGCAGTCAGGGGGAGCATGGTGGCGCGGATCATCGAACGCACGGCCAAGAACGGCGCGAAATCCTGGCTGGTGAAGTGGCGCATCGGCGGAGGCAGAGGCGGCAGAGAAGACTTCGAGACCTGCTACGAGCGGCAGATCGCCGAAGACTTCGCGGCCCTGGTCGAACTCAGCGGAGAGAACCGGCCACACGGCTATCCCAAGGGTTGCCACGGCATCAAAGATCCGCACTTCGACGGCACCCTCGATATCGACATGCCGACCTTCGAGCAGTACGCCCGCCACAACTACGCCATCCGGCTCGGCGCCACCCCAACTCAGCGCTACGTCTACCTCAGCGAGGCCGAATGGCCTGCGCGCTGATCGCCCGGCACCAGGTCCCGGCTGCGATCATCGTCAACCGCGCCGAGCTGCTCGACCAGTGGAAGGAACGTCTGGCGAGGTTCCTCGACCTGGGTGAGGCGAAGGTGGGCAGCAGGGCAAGGGGAAGGACAAGCGGCACGGGGTCGTCGATGTGATCATGCTGCAGTCGATAGCCCATCGCGACGCCGATCCGTCGCTGCTGGACGAGTACGGCATAGTAGTCGTTGACGAATGCCATGCGGTGGGCGCTCCAGCCGCCGAGGCAGCGATCCGCCAGGTGGCGGTGGAACGCTGGATCGGGCTGTCGGCCATGCCGTATCGGGCCGATCAGATGGATGCGCTCATCACGATGCAGTGCGGACCGATCCGGCACGAGATCACCGCCGAGGTGTCGTTCGCCCAGCGTTTGATCGTCCACTCAACCGAATTCAGCACCGAGGAGATCGGAAACGACGGCGCCTCCTTCCAAGCCATTTACAGCGAACTGGCCGCGGACGAGACCCGAACCGCCCAGATCGCTGCTGACGTCGCGGACGCGGCTGGCCGGAGACGGAACAGCCTGATCTTGACCAATCGGATGGAACACCTCCAACGCCTGGCTGCCGCCCTGAAAGTCCGAGGCGTAACCGCGACGCTGCTGCACGGCCAGCTCACCACGACCGAACGCGACCGCGTCCGCACCCGCTTGGCCGATACCGAGGCAGGACCGCTGGCGCTGTTGGCCATCGACAAGGTCGCAGGCGAGGGGTTCGACCTGCCCCGCTTGAATGCCTTGTTCCTCGCGGTGCCGATCTCCTTCAAGGGCAAGGTGATCCAGCATGTGGGTCGGATCATGCGAGAAGCCGCCGCCAAGCATGGCGTCGAGGTCCACGACTATCTGGACACGCAGGTTCCGCAGCTGGAACGCATGTACGGCAAGCGACGCCGCACCCTCGCCCACCTCGGCTTCACCACCACGGCATCCGGCTCCGATGAGCGCCCACCGACCGCCAACGCTCCACCACATCCTTGCCCGCCGAAGACGCCGGCAGAGATCGCACAGCCAAACGACCGACAACCGACCGTCTCGCACGTACGCGCGTGGGCTCGCGAACAGGGGCTCCCGGTCGCCGACCGAAGCAGGCTCCGTCCGGAGATCTGGCAGGCCTGGCATGCCGCCGTCGAACACGGCAGCACATCCGGATCGGTATGACTTGAAAGACATATGACTTCAATGGCATAGTGAACCATGTGGACATCGACTGGCAGCCGAATTCGGCACGTGGCTTGACCGGCTCGAAGCGGAAGCCAGGGCCGGCGACCAGAGATCGCGGCTACTACTGGTGTTCACAGCCCGTGCCCTTGATCAACTTCGGAATCTGACCGAACCGCCTGCCCCGAATGCGGAAACGGCCACGCTGCGGTGGGTTCGCCAGTCGCGCCGCCATCAGCTGTGGCGAGTGTCCCACGCTTACCATCCGGAGGTGGCAGTGCGATTGATCTGCTGGTTTCCGCCGGACACCGGCAAGGTCGTCGTGGCCTTGTTCGCCGGAGACAAGGCCAAACTGGGCGATCTGTTCTACGACAGCGTGGCCGCACGTGCGGACGGACCGATCGATCAGTGGAAACGGGAGACCGCATTTGAGGAGAAGCCATGACCGAACCTGACAAGATCTTCGTCCACGGCAATGAGCACCTGGATCGACTGCTCGCCAATCCCGAACTCGCCCTGGCACACGAGGCGGCCGAAGAAATGGACCGCGCCTACGCCATGAACCTGGCGATGATCCGCAAGGCCGGACAGATGACCCAGGTCGAGGTGGCCAAGAAACTCGGCGTGGGACAGGCCGTGGTGTCCCGGCTGGAGAACCGCAGCGACATGCTCCTGTCCACCCTGTTCGACTACCTGGTGGCAACGGGAGCCGAAAGCGCCAGCATCGTCGTGACCGTCCACGGTCGCCGCATCGAACTCGACCTAGCGCAGCTACGCAACACTCCGTCCGAACGACGATCAGCCTGA